ACCTAAATAAATGGTTTAAAGAAAAATGGGTAAACATCGGCAAAAAGGTTGATGGTAAGCACCCACCATGTGGAACTTCAGGAGAAAAAAAGGGTTATGCAAAATGTGTTCCTGCAGCAAAAGCAGCCGGAATGAGTAAAAAAGAAAAAGAAAGTGCTACTAGAAGAAAAAGAGCTGCACAAAATGATGCAGGAAGAGGTGGTAAAAGTAGTAGTGGACAGGGTAAAACACCAATATATGTTTCTACCGATAAAAAAAATGAAGATTGGAGTCAAAAATATAAAAATAGTATAGATTGTAATAATCCAAAAGGTTTCTCTCAAAAAGCACATTGTCAAGGAAAGAAAAAAAATGAAACTATGAACATAGAAGAAAAACTAAATTTATTTTTAGAAAAAAATTGTCCAACTGACCCAGGTAAATGGGCTGCATCTAAAGCAGCAGCAAAGTCTAAGTTTGATGTTTATCCATCGGCATATGCAAATGGATGGGCAGCAAAAAACTACAAAGGTAAAGGTGGTGGTTGGAAAACTTGTAGTGAAAATGTAATAAGTGAAGTAACGGGTAAAGAAGCAAAAGAAATTGCTAAATTAACAGGTACACGTGATAGTATAGTACAAAAATTTATAGATGATTTTAATTTGAATGCTAAAAACCTTTTTAACTTTATAGCTAAAGGAAAAGAAAAAGTTAGAAAAGATTTTGCAACTGCAATGTCAGGCAGACCCGGTAATAAATATCAAGGTGATTTTGTAGGTATGTTTGGAGAAGGTATAGTAAACGAAGCTTGTTGGGAAGGATACAAACAAGTTGGTGGTAAAATGAAAAATGGTAAAATGGTTCCAAATTGTGTTCCTATAAGTGAAGATATCAATAATGATGATGATGTAAATTATGGTTTAGTTGAACCTGAAGAATACGATGTAGAAGATGAGGATATGGAAGATTTTATTTCTTTTATGAGAAGTTACGCAAAAGATTTAAATGAAGCTGGATGTCCTTGTGTATTTGAGGCAGAATATCAAGGTAGAGAAGTTAAGTTAGGTAAACCAATGCAAGGTGATGTTAAGAAATTTAAAGTATATGTGAAGAATCCTGCAGGTAATGTTGTTAAAGTAAACTTTGGCCAAAAGGGAATGAAAATTAGAAAATCAAACCCAGCAGCTAGAAAATCATTTAGAGCAAGAATGAATTGTGATAGTCCAGGACCAAGACATAAAGCAAACTACTGGTCTTGTAGGAAATGGTAATATTTGGAAATACCAAATATTTTCCGTATATTTAGAAAAATAGAATTATATAAAAATGGCAGATAAATCAATATTTAGTAGGTTACAGAAATTATTTTCAACAAACACTATTGTTCGTAAAACGGAAGATGGTGTTAAAGTCATTGACACCGATGAGTGGCAAAATATGACCACAAACTTAGTTGACCGCTTTATGAAAATGAAAGTGACTAACTATGGTACAGGACAAACAGCATCATCAATGGCATATCAACAAGTTAGAATTGATTTGTTTAGAGATTATGATTCAATGGACTCAGATCCAATCTTATCATCAGCATTAGATGTATATTCGGATGAAACAACTGCTAGAAATGAAATGGGTAATGTTTTAAAAATTCATCACGAAGACGACCAAATAAAACAATTATTAGAAAATTTATTCTATGATATTCTTAATGTAGAATTTAACTTATGGCCATGGACTAGAAACTTAGTTAAATATGGTGATTTTTTCCTACAATTGGAAATAGCAGATAAATTGGGTATTGTAAATGTAATGCCATTATCAACATACGAAGTTAGTAGAGTTGAAAACTTTGACCCAGAAAATCCACAAAGAGTTAAATTTATATACGCACCATATCAAAACCCATCAGGTGGTTATGGTCAAACTCCAAAAAAAGAATTTGAAAACTATGAAATAGCTCACTTTAGATTAAATTCAGATTCAAACTTTTTACCTTACGGAAAATCAATGATTGAAGGTGCAAGAAGAGTTTGGAAACAATTGATGTTAATGGAAGATGCTATGTTAATTCATAGAGTAATGAGAGCTCCTGAAAAAAGAATATTCAAAATTGACGTAGGTAATATTCCACCAAACGAAGTGGATAACTACATGCAGAAGATTATCAATAGTTCTAAAAAAGTTCCATTTGTAGATGAAAGAACGGGAGATTACAATTTGAAATACAATATGCAAAACCTTATTGAAGATTATTATATGCCGGTAAGAGGTAATGATAATGGTACTTCAATTGATACCCTAAAAGGTTTAGAATACAATATGATTGATGATATTAACTACTTAAAAGGTAAGTTAATGGCAGCATTGAAAATTCCAAAAGCATTCTTAGGATATGAAGAAGATGTAAATGGTAAAGCAACACTTGCAGCACAAGATGTTAGATTTGCAAAGACCATTGAAAGAATACAAAGAGTATTGGTTTCCGAATTAACTAAAATAGCAATCGTACATTTATATGCACAAGGTATTACCGATGATAGATTGACTAATTTTTCTTTAGAACTTACAATACCATCTAAAATTTACGAACAAGAACAAGTTGAGTTATATACTTCCAAAGTAGCATTAATTCAATCAATGCAAGCGACTAAAATGTTCTCAAAAGAATGGATGTATGAATCCGTAATGAAACTTGCAAAAGACGAACAAGATACAATGACATTACAGGTATTGGAAGATACAAAACAAACATTCCGTCTAACCTCAATTGAAACACAAGGCGTAGACCCCGCGAACGAAACGGGTACCGATGAACCAACCAATGTAGAAGAAGAATTGAATAGACTTAAATCGGAATTAGAAGAAGAAGACAAAGGTGGCAGACCAAAAGACCCCGTTAGATATGGCAAAGATGACCATCCACAAGGTAGAGACCCATTGGGTATTAAGACTCTTAAACAAAAAGAAGGTTCAGTAAAATTTAAATCAAGAGATTCTTATTTAGAAATATTTAAAGATATGGATGGTAATAAAAAAACAATTTTAACAGAGAATTTAACAAAAGAGTAATAAACTAACATAAAAGTATATTTATATCTGATTAATAATATCAATTGATGAAAAAAATAAAGCATTCAAAATTTAAAAATACAGGATTTATATTTGAATTATTAGTAAGACAAATTACAGCTGAAATCATGTCTGAAAATAAATCTGTAGCTGAAAGGATTTTAAAAGAACATTTTAATTCAAAAAAAGAATTATCAAAAGAATTGAAATTGTATCAATATCTTATTAATGAAAAATATAATTCTGAAGCTAAAGCTAATCAGTTTATCAATACAATATTAGAAGCTCGTAAAAGATTAGACGAGAAAAAACTTACAAAAGAAAAATACAATCTTATAAAGGAAATTAAAGAAACTTATAATTTGGATGAATTTACTAAATCATCTATCTCTAATTATAAAACACTTGCATCTATTTATAAAATATTTGAAACTGTTTTAACCGATGAACAATACGACCCAACAGATGTAGTTAGTTCTAGATTTACTATTGCAGAAAACATCATTAATTCTTCTATTCAAAATAAAGAAGTAAAAGTAAAAGATGCAGTTTTAGAAGAATATAGAAAACAAGATGACGATTTAAGAGCGGTTTCTTATAAATTATTAGTTGAATCATTTAATAACAAATATAGTAATCTTACAAATGACCAAAAGGGATTATTAAGAGAATACATTAATAATATCAATAATACTGGTAAATTAAGTGAATATGTTTCAACCGAAGTAACTAAATTAGTAGAAGGGTTAAAAGAAGTTGGTTCTAAAATTTCTGACAAGGTTACAAAAATTAAACTAACGGAAACAATTTCAAATATTAAAAAAATTAAATCTGTTAAAAAGATTAAAGAACAGCATTTGTCAGCAATGATGATGACTTATGAATTATTAAGTGAATTAAAACAATCGTTAAAAAAATAAAAAATGACAAATTATAGAATTTTCAAAGTTAGTACATTCACATCGGGTAGTTCCGTTACTAAAATAGGTAGACATGATACGACTGGGAATTATGATAAAGCTTGGGGTATATTGTTGCCGGTTGGTATAGCTACAACAGGTAGTGTATCGGTAGAAGGTGGTGGTACATTATCTCTACAAACACTAATACCAGGCCAAGTGTATCCGTGTCATCCAGTAGGAATTCAATTATCCGCAGGAACTGCATCCGTATTATCATAATAAATTTATAAAAATGCCAGCAGTATCTAAAGCACAACAAAAATTTATGGGAATGGTTCACGCCGCTCAAAAGGGTGATATGGAAAATCCATCTCCAGAAGTTCAAAAAGCAGCTGACTCAATGTCAGACAAAGATGCTAAAGATTTTGCATCAACATCTCATAAAGGATTACCTGATAAAAAAACAGAACAAATCAACAAACTTAAAGAAATCATTCGTAATATGATTAGAGAAAGAATGATTGATGAAATGAATACAACTGGTAATATTGAAGGATATAATACTCCATATGCATTTACTGGTAAAGATGGTGAAAAGAAAAAAGCCAAAAGACAAGCAGACCTTACTGGATATAGTGTAGTAAGTGAAAATAGATGGTTAGCATTAAAACAAGATGAATCAACTGCACAATCTAAAATAGGTAGAGGTATATCTAACATCAATAAACAATTAAGAGAAATGGAAAGATTTCTTAATTGGTATGGTAAGATTAAAAATGAAAGTGGTGTTAGTAATAAATCTTATTGGAAAAGGACAAATAGTCATATTTATAGTATACAAGAGAGATTATTAAAATTAGACCAAAAAATCAGACAAATTTCAGAATAATGAAACATAAAGAATTAAAAGAACTTATTAGACAAGTCGTAAAAGAAGAAAGTGATTACCAACAAATGTTTAAACATATGTTAGATAAGACAGGTAAGTCATTGGGAGATATGTCTGATGATGAAAAAAAAGTATTTTTTAATGCAGTAGATAAAGCATCCAAAGCAAAGTCTGAAGGTAGATTGACAGGATACAATGAAGCAGAATTAACAGCAGGTCAAAAGAAAATTGATGTTGATGGTGATGGTGAAATTGAAGGTTCCGATTTAGCATCATTAAGAAATAAAAAATAATGAGTAAAGGATTATTGATAGAAACACATTTGTTTGAAGCAAAACTTCAACAAGAAGAAAACGGAACTTACTTAGTTAAGGGTATTCTTCAAAGAGCCGGTGCACCTAATCAAAATAATAGAAGATATCCAAAAGAAATTTTAGAGAGAGAGTGTAACAAATATCAACAACTTATTAAAGAAAGAAGAGCTTTAGGTGAATTAGACCATCCTGAATCTCCAATTATTAACTTAAAGAATGTATCACATAACATTAGAGAAATCTATTGGGAAGGTGACGATGTATGTGGAGTAGTAGAAATACTTTCAACACCATCTGGAAACATTTTAAAAGAATTATTAAAGAACAATATCCGTTTAGGCATTTCATCCAGAGGTTTGGGTTCAGTAAAAGAATTAAGAGATGGTACTGTAATGGTAGCAGAAGATTTTGAATTGGTAGGTTGGGATTTTGTATCTAACCCATCAACACATGGAGCATTTATGGCACCTTTACAGGAGTCAAAACAATGGGCAAAGATAGCAGAAGAATGTGGTAAGTGGTGTAAGTCACAAGATTTAATGAGAGAAATTATAATAGAACTTAATTAATATGGCAAAGTTAGTAAATTTAATACCTGG